GTAATGAATCCCAAATATTTCTCTCATACCTGTAAAAAGTTGAGGAACCGTTGGGCCCAGGCTTACCAAGCCAGGCACAATTGGCGCCACACCAGCAGGAACCACTGTAATAGCCGCTGATCCGTCAGACATGTTTAATTGTAATTGGTGATAACAAAACCCGATTGGTGTACAATTGTTCAAAGGTCCTCACCACCTATCTCATCAAACTCTCTATAATCTGGCGCTTCAGCATCAGGCAACTTGACTGCTTCATGAAGTGCGTCCCAATACCTTGCGTAATTCGTTTGATTGTTGAACAAGACCACAGGAAACGCATGCCAATTGATGATCTTTTGGTATCCTAATTTGCGCCTCGAATTGAACAAAATATTGCCTAACACAGATTGACATTCCATTTCAAATGGCGTCAAGATGACTGAAGCAAAGTCACCCAATCTGTATATGGTTAGCCAATCCAATGTGTAACCGAGTAGAACATCCTTAGTCTTGCCTCTTTCAACATTGACCTCTAATTTTCGTAAGAGCAATTCCGGATCTTTGAAGACCCAGCCCTGCTGCTCTATGAAGCCAACGAATGACCCTCTGGTGTGATAGACGTTGATCTTTTCAACTGCGCGATCCTGAGGCTCCCACTCAGAGTACCTGGGATTAACCTGCAACCTGCGGTAACAAAGCGAGTCATCACCTCCAAATTTTCCGCGTTCGGCCGGTTTGAGATCATATTTTGCAGCAATTCTTGCCATATTGCCTAGAGTGTTAGCGAGAAAGGTGAAAATCTCGCCAGAGAAAGTCATGAGACCAAGATGCATTCTAGCGGTTCTCTTGTCCAATTTGTCATCAATGTAAGCCTCTATGATGTCACGAGGCACGCCGAAGTGCTCTAGAACCTTGCTAAACAATGTAACGTAGGCCCCACTCATGCTCTTCTCTTGCTGTTCCAAATCGCTCTCCCAATATTCTGGTGGAGCGGGAGCGTGCCTTGACGTCCAATCCATCATGTCTTGATAACTTTGACCAGCATGAATGTACACGGATTCTGGCTTGTGCTTTAGTAAACAGCCAAGTAGGTACACCCCAGTTGGACCAAACTTGTGCACATATTGCTCAGAATGGATGACAATAGTTTGTAAAGCTTTGGCAGACTTGATTTCATTGCTTTTAAGCTTCAGCTGACTCTTTGCGTAAATGCGCACAAGATCATTGGGTTCATGCCTGGAGACATTGTTGCTCTTTGTCGAAGCACTTAGAGCAGCGCGTCTTGCTTCAAACTTTCCATGAGCATCCTCCCACATGTTTAGATCCAGAGGGAAGGCATTATTCCACTTCATGTACCTTTTAAGATGACTCCATAAGTGCATGCCAAATGCTTCTTCAGATCTGTACTCCAAAACATTGACATGTCTTGGCTCTTTCCTTAAACGCTCCTTGAGCATGAGGGCAAAGCTAGCATTGTCACTAGGCTTCTGGAGAGCGCCCAAGCTCAACAAGTCTGGCTTGAACCATAATGGATTTTCGTCTATCGGCATGTTGAGATAAGAACGTCTCAACCGGCGCTCAACTATCGGAGCTTTCGTGGTCTTGATGGTTCTTTTCACCTCTTTGTCGAGCACTTCCTGCCAGTTGTGAAGCCGCATTGGTTGATCAGGAAATTGC